TTGTGATGTATTTCTAATTCTCCATCAGTACCATATATTGATTTACTTGTGTCTGTAAAAGTTATATCATCATTTGCACTTACTGCTATATCCGTTCCTCCTGTAGTATTTCCATTAGCAAGTATTTCTTCTAAAGTATCTTGACCTTCTACTGCTGCATCTACATAACCTTTAGAAGCTGCGTGAGTATCTGCTGTTGGAGTTTCTGGTATAGTTACTTGACCTACAAAACTTGCACTTCCAGTAGAAATAATATGACCTAAAGATGATATTCTAAATGCTTCATCTCCATTATAATTTGTATGTAATAAAGCAGGTTCATCTCCATTATTATCGCCTGTATGTATTTCTAACCCACCAGTATCATTGCCTGCTGATGAATCTATTTTTGCTATAACGTGAGAGCCATTAGGGTCAGCAGATGTTGGCGTTCCTGTTGTAACAATAAAGTTAGAATTAACATTTACATCACCACTAAAAGTACCTGTTCCTGAAACTATTAGATTTTCACTAAACGTCCCTCTACTACCTGATATTGTGCCTCCAGTAATATTACCAGATATAGTCCCAACAGCAGTTGAAATATCACCTGAAGCTTCTATATTTGTTGCATTTAAATTACCTATAACTAAATCTGCTTTAGTATATCCTGTTCCACTTGTGTTTACTGTTGTGGTAGGTTCTTCTTGTAATCCTCTAAACAAATGAAATTTAGTATCTGAAGCACTTCTATAAAGTCCAGCATATAAATCCTGAGATCCGGAAGGATCATATAAGCCATAAAAACCAAGATCAACAAGATCAGAAGTATTGTTGTCATTACCAACTATAATCAATGGATCCTTGACACTTAATGTGTCAGTATCCACTGTAGTAGTAGTCCCTTCAACAAGTAAATTACCTGTAACTGTTAAATCTCCTCCTATTTTAGAATTACCCGAAACCTGGAATGTAGTAGTAGGTGAAACACCTATACCTATTCTACTTGTTGATATGTATAAAGGTGTATTATTTCCTACACCATCCGTAATTTGTTTAGCACTAGATGTTATGATGCCATTATCAGTTGCTTTTAATAGCGAGTCATAAGTATCAGATATTCTAGTTCCTGTTAAAGTCGTTCCCATAAATATCTATTTATTGTTATTGTTTTGTTTATTAAGTATTTTATCAATAAATACTTTTAATTTAACTACATTCTCCTGTTTAGGTTTATAAGTATTTTTCTTACTTATCATAAAACCCAACCATTAAAGTTTTCATTCTTATCAGGATACATTCCGTCACTATTAGTGTCGTTATATTCCGGATATGAATTATTATTGTTATCCATATAATCTAAAAACCTTCTGACATAAAATTCCGCCTTATCTCTAGAGCTATCTACTAAAGACTTAATTTCTTGCATCGAAGGAGTCTCTGAAGACTCACTTCGATGTCTAAAGACACCTCCGTTACTAACTTGATATGAAGCAAACATATAATAGTCACTTTGTGCAAACCAGATTAGCATTGGTGTTAAGTAGTCGTTTAGGAGTGTTTTATATACCGCATTACCAGTATCATCAATAGTGTCATTTACTATTAATGAAGATATTTTATCGTATAATTTAGTTCCTAGATAATTTTGAATATGAATGTCCTGGGCCACTTCAATGAACTGAACAAACTTATCAGCATCAACAGCACCTCCAATTATGGATTTTCTTCTTAAATCATCAGTCGTTATGAATAGTGCTTTCATCTTTTTTCTTTTTAAATATTGATTTAACTCTTTCTATTGCAGATAATTTTTCTCCAGTTTCTTCTTCTCTCTTAATCTTAGTTTCAATGTTGTCAAGTTCAGTAAACTCAATTGGCTGAAGAGTAACAAAATAAAGATTTAAGTATATACCGTTGAACTCTAAAAGCTTATTAAAGCATTCTAAGAGCTGTTCTTGGAATGGCCTAACAACTATGTTGTCCATAAGCACAGAAGCCGTTCTAAGCTCTTCTGCGTTATTACCAAAGCCTGTATTATCTTTAATACCAAGTAGTATTGGTGATACAATTCTATGGCCAAGCATTATTTTCTCTCTAGCTTCATCTGCTAAGAATTGATATTGTGCGTGTGCATCTGGTAAATGTATTGGTTCTATATCTGCTTTTCTTTCTGGATCCTCGTTAAACGCCAATATAAATTTACCTGAATTAGAAGTCCCTCCGAATTTATCCTGGATCTTGTTTTCTATTAATTGCTGAGCTTCTTCATCCGGAACACCATTATTAAAGTTAATAAGTAAACTTGGCTGTAAACCGTTTTTAATATTATTAATATGATAATTAGATACTTCTTCTTCTAAAGAAGAGTATTGTAGTGATCCGTGATAGTCGACTGGAGCATAGTAATAAAAGCCAGATCTATAAGGTTTAATAACGTAAAGCTCTCTGTATTCGCTTTTACTTCCGTATCCAAAAGCAGGAATCCTTTTAGGTTCATCACTTGTTTTCATATCAGCCCATTTAGGATGATAGTAATAAGCTTTTATTTTTCCTTTATCCGCTTTTTCAGCTCTAATCGTTTCCATTGGGAAATGAGTAACACTAGTTATAGATGTTTTGGATTTATTATAAACAATTTGCATTGCAGCTTGTCCAAGCAATTTATAATCGTTTACAACTCTTTTGACCTGATCTCCTTTTATAAGATCTTTCATCCTAGCATACATCTCAGGCTTTTCCTGGTTATCTGTAGCATCTATACCTCTTCCGTAGATCATATCTACGATACCATTTATACAACAGGAATTTGTTGGACTACTTAAATAAAGGTTTATTAAGTTGTCAAAATAATCATTGTTTTCTCCATAGGTAACCCAGTCTTTACTATAATGCTCTTTTATCTCTGGTGTAGTATAGCCCTGTAGATTAACAACTCTAATATTATTTTTATATGTTTTTTTTCTACTCATATTATATTGTTATATATTTCTGTCCTGAAGGTGAAGCAGTATGTTCATCGTACTTACCTGTGTTTAATGTATGAGGAATAGTTCTATCTGTTTGAGCTGTACAATATGCTTTGTCTCTGTATAATAGATTTCCTGATCTTGTTACTTCTATATAATACATTTTACTCTCAGACAAGATACTGAATGTACAAGGTATTTCTATAAAGTTACCGCTATAAGTAGCAGTTAAACTTGTTAGTGTTTCTGTTTTTCTAGTACCGTCTTCAGTTATTTTCAATTGAACATTACTATCTTCTAAATAAGATCTAGGTATAATCTTAATTGTTTGTGAAGTCGATACTGGTAATAGTATTATCATATATAGATAATCAAAAAAAACCTATTTTGTTTTAAATAAAAAAGCCCCACTAAAAAGTGAGGCTTTTATACAAATCAAGAAATTATTAATTTCCTCCTCCAGGTATTCCTGATGGATCGTCATCAACATCTACATCAGTAGCAACTCCAGGTACAACAGTAATTGTACTTGCGTCTCCTAAAGTTAATTGAGTATCTGTTTCAGCAGTAACAGAAATAAAGTTAGCAGGTTGTCTTTCTTGTCCAGATAAAGTTAAGTTATATCCGCTTAAATCACCCATTGCAGATCCAGTAGAAATAGTTCCACCAGTTACATCAGCTCCGTGTTCATTACCTACATAAAAGTAGTTATCATTATTATCTTTTACAATAATGTGTGGTCTTCCAAAAGACAACAATTTAATTTCTTTGTGGTCTTTTAATGTTAATTTAGGTAAAACTAATGTTAGAACTTGCTCAAAAAACGTTCCTCCTGTATCGGTAGAAGAGTTAATTGTTTGTTCTAAATTAGAATTGCCTTTAAGATCGTATCTGTAAGCAGAAAGTCCAGATCCAAGTCCATCAATTTCATCAGTGTTTGTACTATCATAAGCAACGTCAGTTGTACCATAGTTAATGAAATAAACGGCTTTTATACCTCCTACTGAGTCTTTACACGGTCTTTGTCTTCCTTGTGTTAAATCGCAACTCATAATATTATTTTTTTTATATTAAAAAGGCGGCGCTAGCCGCCCTTTTGTTAAACATCTATTTTATTTATTAAGCGTTTACTCTGTAAACGATATCAGATCCAATTCCGTATTGAACTCCACTTGTAAATCTCATAATTACTCTTACATTTTGAGACCCATCTAAGTCAGCCATATCGATAACTTTCACTTCATTGTGGTCAGATAATAATCCTGTTCCAAAGAATAAGTTAGATTTTTCAGCTGCAACAGCAGTATCATCAGCTAATCCATTAGCAACAAATAATTTAACACCATCAAAAGAAAGTGATCCATTATTCCACCATTGAGTTCCTTGAGAATTTACACCGTTTGCACCTAATCCAGAAGCACCAAATCCACCTAAGCTTCTTACATAAGCTCTAGCGATGTTTTGAGATACATATACATACATATCTTCTTTTCCATATAATGAAGATGGAATTGCGTCTACGATAGAACCTAATTCAGCGATTACGTTAGCAGAAGTAATTGCAGATCCAGTTACATCAATAACATCAGAATCAGCAGCTAATAAAGTAGAGAAACCATCAAATTCACCAGCAGTAGCATCAGTACCGCTCCAGATGTTTTGCTCAGTTTTCTCAGCAACTTTAGAAGCAACGTGAGAGATTAAGAAGTCACTAAATTTAGGAGGTAATTTATCAAATGAAGAATATCCCATTTGAATAGCTTCCCAGTCTGAACGGAAGTCTTTCTTACATAGCTCTATGTTAACTTGGAATTCTTCTGGTTGAAGGATTCTTTCAGTTAATGTGATTGTGCCTGTATCAGCAAAGTCACAAGAAGCATTAGCAATTAGTCCACTAGAAGAAACTTTTTTCATTACTTCTTTGAACTTTACGTTTGGTTTTACTGTAATTCCACCATTGTCTATAGTAGAACCAGATAATAATGCAGCAGAGATATACTTTCCAGCAAACTCTCCAGCATAAGTACTTGTAATTGAAGTTGTAGTAGCCATTTTTTATTATTTATTTATTTATTAATATTTATGATATTTTATTTAAAACCCTATCCATTATAGTTTGAGGTCTCTTTTGAGCATAAAGATTTAAGCTCTTTTTTTCTACAGAAGATTCTGGATCGTGAGCAATAGGCTCAACAGCAGGTTCTTGAGAAGATAATTGTTCTGGAACTTCGTTCATTTCTTCTTCGCCTTTAAGGTTTTCTATTAAAGCTTTCATTTCTGCCATAGCTTTTTCTAGATCTTCTTTAGTAGCGTACTTGTCCATTGGATCTTCTTTTACCTCTTCGATAATTTCATCCTCTTCTAATTTTTTCTTATCATCATAAGAAGCTTCAACTTCATCAGACAATTCTGTTTCTGATTCAACTGCTTCTACTTCTTTGATTTCTTCACTTAGAACAACTTCTTGTTCTTTTACTTCTATTTCAGAAGTTTCATTTTTAGCTTCCATTTCTGGAGCTTTAGAGATGACTTCTTCACTTAGAAGTACATTTTTGAATTTCTCTACTATTTCACTTGCTTTCATAATAAAATTTTATATATAGTTAATTAATTAGTTATCGATCTGTTGTATTTTTGGTTAGTTAGCAGCACTACAAGCATCACAATCATTATATAAGGTTGCTGATTCTATATGGTGTTCTCCGCTAGCAGAAACATTGAGTACAGTATAACAATTACTGTGTCCTGAGTTCTCAAACTCTAAGTAGTACACGTTACCAACTACAAGTTGAGTATCGTGTAAATGTATCTCTTTATGCATTGAATGACCACATCTTTGTACCCTATAATAATACTCATCTCCAGAAGGACTTTCTCCTTTTATTTTGCCTATTCCTTGAGCCTGTAATGAACCATCACAACACTTTGTTGAATAAGTTCCGTTAGCACATAAACATCCCCTTCTGTTTGATCTTGGAGTTGCATTTCCAGGAGTTTTAAATCTTCTTGCCATAAACTATTATTTTATAGGTACACAGTTAGGTACTTTTCTTCCATCTTTATCTTTCATTCCTATTTGCTCATATCCTTCTTGACAAGGTAATTTCAAAGAATGCTTTTCACAAGGCATATACCATATTCTTCCTTCAAATTCGTGTTCGTGATGACCTTGACATCCAAAGTCTTCAGCTGCTATTTCAGCTGACTCTATTGTAGAATAAGCAAGTCTATCTCCAATTATAGCATATTCCTCATCAACTATCATAGACTTTAATTCTAACTCACCTAGTTCCCTTAACTTACCTCTTGACCAACTTAACGCCGCTTTACCTCCCCATAATAAGTAAGATATAGTTCCGCAAGCTTTACTATCATTAGGATCATAATAAGTCTCTGCTCTACTTAAGTAACTGTACATTCTTTTTATAGTAGATAAAGAAAGCTTTTCTCCTCTTGCTAATTGTTGCGCTCTAACCTTACCTACAGAAGTAGCACATTTATTATTTACTTTCTTATTAAGTTCAATACCTCTTTTAGCATTATTTCTTACTCCGGATCCATAGTCGCTATAAGTTTCCATATCGACTTCTAATATATCAGTAAGTTCTTCTATAATAGATAAAGCTTGTTGTTCTTGATCTTGTTCGTATTTAATTGCATCTATAAAATGCCCTTCAATAGAAAATCCTTTTACTTTACCAGACTTAACGTAATTATTCCAAACATCATCATTATTAACCTTCATAGATACCATCCAAGTACCTATAGGTAAATTAAATCCGTACTTTTTAGACTTATCGTGATTCTCATCCTCTATTATCCAGGACTCGACAACAGAAAGTCCATTAAGTTTAATCTCGTGTTCTAAAGTAGAGTTATTTTGATTGCCTTTAGTCAAGAAAAGCTCTGAGGCTTTCTTGACAGTATCTTCACTGAAATATATGTAATATTCTTGCTCATCAAACTTCCTGAATATCTTCTTATTGGGTATTAAGGCTGGCCCCATTATTATTTTTTTATCCTTATCTACTTCAGCTAATTTTACCTCTTGAGATTTAAGAGCAATAAAGTCTTCTTCTATTGCAGGATTATCAACTATTGATATTGCTTGTATTCCAGCAATATCACTTTCTTCGTCAATTATTAATTCTATTATTTGTGCTTCTTCCATAATAAGTAAATCTTTTTTATAGTATTTTGTTTTTATCCTATTGCAGAACCTGTTATAATATTTCTGTCTAATTCTTGTGCTGTACTTACGTCATTACTAACCACATAAGCTTTGATAGGTTCACCTGTTCTTTGAGCTACAGTTTCAGCTAATTGCATTTGAGTTCCTGTACCCACTATGTTGAATACCGGTTCTTGTTGTGCTGGTGCTGATGACCCACCTGATATACCTGCTGCTCCTGAAGGAGCGCTTGTTGCTGTTGGTACAAACTTAGTACTTGCTATTGCGGCAACTTGAGCTGCACCCAAAACACCTATTGCTATTGCAGCAGCAGTTTTACCTATAAAACCTGTTTTTTCTCTAGCCATAACATCCGAAATAGCTAAAGCTGTGTTTATTGTAGCTTGAGCTATAGCAAATGCTTTTTGTAACTTAAAGTTTCTTTCTGCTATTTCATCTCTTTTCTGTTGTAATGCTAATTCATTTGCCTCTATTTGTTTATTTAACTTTTCTCTTTCTTTAACAGATAGATTTTCATTTCTTAATCTTTCTCTTAACTCATTATTAAGCATAGTAGTCTTTCTTTCTTCTCTAGACAACTCAGCATCACTTAACATTGCCATAGCGTTAGATATTCCATCTATAAGTTCTTGTACTTCTCTTAACCCATCTTCCAATTCTCTTTGAGCAGCTGATTTTCTTTTACCAGCAAAGAACGCTCTTATCTTTTCTTTTTCTTCTTCTACGTTTATAAGATGCTCTAATCCTTGAGTTAATATATCAAACTGCTTAAGAGCAGATTGTTCTTGTATGTCTATTATCTGTTCTTCTGTTAATGAAGTAAATTGAGTTCTGAATCTGTTAAAGTCAACTATTTGATTAATAAACTGATCAGCATCATAAGCATCCTCTCTAAGTTCAGGTATTAATAAAGTATCATTAAGTAATTCTCTTAATTCTTTTATGTCTTTTAATGATTGAAAGAACCTTTTATTAGCATCCGTTAAATCATCAGTTAATTCAATTTCCTCTTGAGTAGCATCAAAAGTATCTGTAGTATACTTTTTTCGTATCTCAATGTTTTCTAATATAGCTTCTTTTAAATCTCTTGTTAATTTATTTCTTTCCCTTATTACTTCATTAGCAAATTGGTCTTTCTTTCTGTTTTCAACTAATGCTTTTTCCGTACTATTTATTTTTTCTTGATTTAATAGTAATTTAGTAAAATCATCAATTAATTTATTTACTGATTTCTCAGATAAATTAGTTAAGTTTTCAAACATTTTATTAAATTCAGAGAATTCTGTACTTAATAGTTTTACAGTATTTCTTAATTCTTCTCCCGTTTCTTTAATTCTTTTTCTTTCTGCTAAACCTCTTTTATTTATTACAAGTTCACTTTGATTATACGCACGAGTTAGCACTCTAAGCTTTGCGACCTGACTATCAATAGAATCCGATAAATCATTGGTTGCTTCTTCAGCTTTTTTAGTTCCACCTGCAAAATAATCTAAAGCAGAAAGAGCGGCTTGAAAAACCAAGATAAGCCCCAAAGGGCCTTTTAATTGATTGCCTAATAAAGCAAAAGCATTTGTAGCACCATCAGTTTTAGATATTAATGTTACCATTAAAGTAGACAATTGAGACAAGTTGTTGGCTACACCTCTAATTCCATAAGGTAAATCAGATAAAGTTCTACCAACTTCTGTTAAAGTTGCTCCTGCTAAACCAGCATTAGATATTAAGTCTTCATTTACTTTTACATTTCTTGTCGTAGCTCCAGAAAGTGTATCAATCTTGCCTTGTACTGCTATAATCTTTTTCTGATATTTATCAAACTGAGCAGAAGTTCTGGCTGTTGCTTTTTGTTGAGCTATTAATGCATTTCTTTGCTCCATTAAATCCCCAACAGAACCTTTCATTGGCCCACTTATAGCATTTTGAGCATCTTTAAGTTTGTTTATTTCTTCAGTTTGCGCTCTATATTGCTCATTTGTTTTAGCGGTTTTATCTCTTAACTCCTCTAAGGCTTTTATTTGCTCACCATAACCTTTTACGGTTCCTTGAGTAGTAGCATTCATTTGAGATAATGCATCTTTCGCTTTTTTTATAGTGTTCTCTAAAGTATCAAAAGAGTTCTGTAAGCCATCAATTTTGGCTCTTACTTGATTATCTTGTATCTGTATTTCAATAAGGAGATTTTGTGCCATTAGTATTTTATATTAAATCGTTTTCTTTTATTAATTGCTTCTTTTATAGTTTCAGGAGCTTCATATTTACCCTTTGCTATATCTATATAAGGTGAAACCTTATAATAATCATCTAATTTCAGTAAGTCTAGTATATTCTTTAACATTAAAAATCATTTAGTAACTCAATTTCACTTTTACCGTTCTTCATATTGGTGGTTATTGAGTTTATTTTATATTTTCTTTCATTTATTATTAGTCTATCGGCCAAAGTAAGCTTTATAAGCAATTTAGCGGGCAGAAAAGCAGAAACCTTAGTCAATCTATTCTTAGAGTCAAAAACATCGCTTATATATGTCTTATAATAAGTATTAAATAAGGTATTCTCAAGTTCTATGTTGTTATATTCATCTAATTCTGATTCGAAGTTCAGTGTTTGTGCATCTGAACTTAAATCAGTAGTGTTTGAAGGTATAATGTAATTAGTACTTCCAGCTACATTAGCTGTAGAAGTTCTCATTCCTAAACTATCACCTCCTGTTATTCTTATAGGGTAAAACAATATAGGTTCACCTATAAAAGAGTCCTGATTATCATCAGCACACCATCCCCATTGAATATCTGATTGAGTTGCGCCAGAATCATCTTCTAAATCAAATAATCTTTCAAACTTCATATGGCCAAAAGGAACAGATAAATCAAATGTAGATCCATCTAAGCTTTCATTATCATTATATTTTATAGTACCCCATTCTTTATTGAACAATTGTTCGTGAGTAGCAGCAAAGAATGTTTCTCTTCCTTCAAATCTAAAATCTATTTGTTTATAAGGTAAAGAGCTGTTTATTTGTGATTTTGTTGTATCTACATAATCACTTATATCGTGTTCAACTCCTTCTAGGTAAAAACTGTCTAAAGTTTGAACTTTAATAGTGCCATCATCTTCTACATAAGCAGTTAAATTAAATATTTTAAATATTCCTGTAAGAAAGTCTATGACTTTCATTTCAGGAATCTCTCTAGAAGTAATAAATTCAAATATTGCTTGTATAGTAAATTGAGTTACGTCAAATATATGAGATTCAGGAGTTAATAAGTCAAAAAACTCCCATTCAACAGCATTTTCCACACCTGTTTCACCAAATATAAATTCTTCAGATACTGTTATAAGAACCTTATAAGTACCATTACTTAGGTTCATATCTAATAATAAGTCACTATTTGTAGCGGAACCTGAAGCAAAATCATTTCCATCCTTGGTAACTAAAACATTATAGGTTCCTGTATAACCACTATTAGGTTTAATTGTTAGTGTAGTTATTAGTTTGTTGCTTGTTGTATGTCCAGTAACTACAATATCTTGACCTTGAGCAGATACGTTAGTCATAGTAGTATCTAAACCAAATTCTACAAACTTAGAATAAGTAGGTAAACTAACAGGATCTTCTATCCCTCCTTTTTTTCTATGAAGCCACATAAATAAATTATAATAAGGCTCATTTGTTGAATTAAAGAAATCATTAGAAAATGTTAATTCATATTTAGATTGTATTGCTTGTATAATAGCGTCTACTCTTAATGCATATTTTAATTCTGTTAATAACAACCCTTGTAATCCAGAACTATTATAATGAGCATTATCTATTTTTTTGCCTAAAGTACCAGAAGCTTCAGGATCAAGATTAGTAGATCCGTTATAAGCAGATGGATCACTAGAATCATAGATTAATCTTCTAGTGTGTGTAATTAAAGGAACTATAACATCTGCTATTGGAGATATAAGTTTAGATCTTAATTGACTTGTAGAATACGTCTGATCATAAGACTCTAATTCTGTATCTAGATTAGAAAGATCATCATCTCCTAGTAAGGTGTTTAGGTTTACAGTATTACCAAAGAAAGTTACTTTATATGTATAAGGTTTATTGTTCTTCATATCGACACCATCTAATCTTATCTTTCCTTTCTTAAACGGCATATGATTAAGTTCAATTATAGCATCTCTTCTCTTTCTTGCATCAAAGTCACTTATTAAATTATTAGTTGGACTAACAACATCTGAATTATAATAATGTTTAAATAATTTATTATTAGTAGATGATGCCGGTAAATTGAATGTCTTAGTAAAGTCAGTAAAAACTTTAGATATATCTTTTACGTTCTGGATGGTCTGTGTGATAGACACAGACTCATCTTTAAACATATCAACTCTCTTATGAGAGCCATCATTATCTAATATGAATAATTGTATTGTAAACATTATCTAATATTTTGTATTTCATCAAACGCTAATTCAAACTCTATAGTGTAATTTATTAATTTATTATTTACACCTGTCTTTTCTTCTATTGAACTACTTTTTATAACTACAGGGAAAATAGTAGAATTAGTATTTCCTATTCCTTTATCTACCCATATCTGTTGACTTAATAATAATTCTTTTATAGGATCATTTATATCTTCTGATAAAAAGTCTGTATTAAGAATTAAGCTCTCATTACCCTGAATATCTATTCTTTGTTTTTGAGCTTTATAAGTATCGTAACTAAAGTTACTTAAGTTAAAGTTAACTGTACTCCTTTTGAATTTATCAGAAGTAGTTTCCATACTTACACTTGACTTCTTGTTAAATATAATATCTTGAAGCACACCATATCTATTATAAAATATAACTCTATATGGAGTATATTTTATGTCACATAACTCTTTTAATTCTATTGTTTGAGTTAAAGACAAACCTAAACCATCAGTTATAGTTACCGTACCTCCTGTAAAGTCGGCTGTTTGACTTATAACTACATATTGTATTTTATCGTTGCTAGAAGCATTTTGTATTTCATAGTCTTCTCCAGAGGCCATTATATCTGAATCTAATGTCAGTTGAGTATCGCTGTCTACAGCAGTAATATTAGCAAAGCTTTCATCTGTAGTGTTATAAACTATGTTACCTACTTTTACAGTAGAAGTAAAGTTCTGAGAACTATCTACTAATTTATAAGTAGAAGTGCCATCTGCTGTTCCAGAATCTACTACAGCTCCATCTTTTACTTTTATGTCACTAATAATATTACCCCATCCTACTTCATAACTATCCCAGAATTCATCTTCAGCATTCCAAAACACATTAGCAACATTACCACCCATACTAAATGTTAATGTAGATTGTAAGGGGGCATAAACAGGAATAATAATATCTTTTCCAGGAATAAAGTACATTGTACTATTACTTATTAAAGCTTGTCTTTCAGAAATAACACTATCACCTGGATTTAATCCTTCTTTAAATAATCCGTAACCGTCTAAAACTAACCAAGGTGTGTTATTTGTAGCTGAAGCAGGAACTGTAATTGTATAATCATCTCCTACATCAGGAAATATATCACTACTTATTGAGAGTGTTGTATCATTATCTACAGCGCTAACTGTAGCGCTTGTAGAATCTGTTGTATTGTTTATTGTTACCGTAGTTGAAGAAGGAAGTAATTTTCTTATGAATGTTTGTGTACTATCTACTAACTTATCTGTTGTAACACTCGTTACTGTTCCAGACGTTACTTGAATACTTGTAGTTATATCTACCCAAACTGCATCTGTTGCAAAGTTATAATATTCAGTCTTAAAATAATCTCTTATTATTTCAGCTATCTCTATACTTGCGGAAGTTTTACTAAATATTTTATATCCTTCTCCAGAAACAATTATATCAGTATCTAAAGATAAAGTAGTATCACTATCTACAGCGCTAACTAATGCAATTGTATTATCTGTAGTATTGTAAACTAAATCACCAACCTCTACTGTTGAAGAGAATTGTTTTACTGAGTCTACTAGTTTACTAGCAGTTGTAGAAGTTGTTGTTCCAACTTCAACAACATCTTGTATTCTATCTTTTGTAATAGTATAAGTTGCAGAAGCAGGTTTATTAGTTGTATAAAGTCCTGTATAAATAAATATTTCATAAGTAAATCTTTCTCCTAAAGCGGCAGCAGACTTATAAAATATAGGACTTCTTGATAATTGAGGTGTTGCCATATTACATTTTTTTAGATATGTTTTGTTCTAATGTTTTTTCTATTTGTTTAGCATAACCTTTAGTTACACTTTCTTCTATGTGATCTTTTAATGTTTCAAATGTATTTAAAACATAATTTATTCCGGAATATCCTCTAGATTTTAACTTTCTAGATATAAGGAAAGCTACATTCTCTCTTGACATAAATTTACCTGTAAAACTATTCCTGCCTTGAATACGTTTGCTAGACATCCATTGCATTATGGAAGAAGTCGATACTTCTTTAGGCGGCATACCTAAATCAACATCTCCAGAATAGTCAACAGAACTTGTTATTTCTAATATATTATTTTTTATTTCTGTCTGAAAACTACCATATAAATCTCCTGAAGCCATAGAACTCCAGTTTCTTCCAGGCTTATTCTTTTCTAGGTTAGATTGCATTTCTGCAATTATATCTTCTCCTATTGATTCTAATATTGAGTCTATATCTAAAGACATTAGCAAACGCTTGTTGTTTTATTAGGTAGTTCTATTACTAAATCCACTCCCCATCCTGCTAATTGATTCTCAAATCTATCTAAAAACGGCTTAGCAGAGATATTTCCTTTTATCTGAAATAAATCATTAAACGAGGATCCACGTCTCATATCGCCTTGTAAAACATTGGCTGCCGCCAATTGAGTGTTTAGGACGTCTATTAAATTGTTGTTACCATAAAATTCATCAGAATCATTTACTTCTCTGTTATCGTCTATAATGTCTAAAAACAGTACAGATATGTTCATCACTATTATGTGATCTCTAAATGACACATCTCCTATTTGAACGTGTGCCAAAGGGAATATAGTTGTCTTTGCTAAATCAACCTCCATAAGGTCACCGAAAGTGACCGTCTGTATGCTGGGATTAGATCTCAGGTTATCTTTTACCTTGTTTAATGTTTCGTATACTGCTATCATCTTTTATAAGCTTGTTTAATCATTCTTGATTCTATTTCGTTTTTCTCTTTCTCGAATTCTAACCACATCATTGCTTTGTGGATATTAATCCCTGTAATTTCATCAATTTTTCTGACATCTCCTTTTGCAAGTGAATATATTGATTGATACCATCCCCATTTTTTTGCAAATCCTTGTGTGTAAGTTCCTCTTTCGATGTCTGAGCTTGTTGCCGTAAAGAGTCCATCGTAGTTCTCGACAATTCGATCCCTAAACTCAAAAAAAAAAGCATTGCACCAATAGCAACAGAAGCAGGAGCATCTCTCATTATCTCGCTATACTTACTACTGCCTTCATATTTTTCTATTTTATGGAAGTCTTTGTTCCCAGATATAATAGGTCTATAGAAAACAGCCATAGCCTGATGCATAGTTTCCCAACTACTCATATATTTTTCAGCATCTATGTATTCACCTAAAGTCATCTTATCTAAGTTTGGCATAAAACCAAATTCAACTGTATCTCCTTTTGGATCTGTCATACTAAACCTTGTTGACAGCTTGCTTTTTGTAGAAAGCAACGCTGCCAAGTGTGTTATGATGGAATCAAACTTTGTTATAGGCAACTCATAAGCTTCCTTCATAGTTATTCCACAAAATATACTTAGTATCTTTAATGTAAGAAAGTCCTGATCCTCATTATCCTTATTATCTTCAGCTACTTTTACATATTTCTGATAATCTTTTAAACTAATGTCATCTAAAGAAACCGGTACTTTTAACTTGAATGTTTTTTCCATATATATAGTTAATCTTAAATAGCATAAAGTGTATCAATAGAATTTTGTATATTAGGTTTATGGAAACACACAATAATTTAAAATACTCAAGAAATGAAATTTATGCCTATGAGATTGGGTACAGAGTAACTGAAGATGGATTTCTTCAAAGCCCAAGCGGAAGATATATTGGGGGCCTTAATCCAAATGGATATGTAAAGTTCAGTATACAAAACAAAAGAAAAAGATACTGTATTTTTGTACATAGACTTCAGGCTTATCAAAAGTATGGTGAAAAGATATATCAAAAAGGACTACAAGTAAGACATCTTAATAATGATAAAAAAGACAATTCACATTGTAATATTGCATTAGGAACTAATAAACAGAATACTGCTGACAAGGATAGAGATACCGTTTTAAAGCAAGCCTTGTATGCTTCTTCATTTACTAAGAAATATGATTATGATAAGGTCAGATCTTATTACAATAAAACAAAATCTTATAAGTTGACTATGCAAGAGTTTGATATTAGTAGCTCATCAACTTTGTACTACATATTAAAGAAGGCTTGTTAATAACTTTATTAGAAATAATAAACAAAAGCAGAAACAAAGTGACATAAAAATGATTATCTATATATACATAGACGAGGATCGTCAATAGCGATACTCGTATAAATCCTCTAACAGAGATTTCAAACACAGTCATACAATACTTTAAAATATATAGAGCGGTTTAGGGGTAGCTATATTCTTTTCTCAAATTACCACAGCTAAACATCTTTATTTTTTCTAAATCAGTTAACCTGTTTTGGGTTGATTCGGTTAAACCTGTTAAAGTATACCGACCCATATTGAATTTACGTTGATTTCTAAACTCAGATATCAGGGCCTAAAATTATTCGTCTAAGTCTATAAAACTACAGTTTTCTTTACAGTCTGAACACCTTTCAAGCTCTAATATGTTTAAATAAGGATAAGCACCGCAACAATTTGAAACTATTTCTGACATAATTTTGATATTTGATTTGTAAAGAGAGTTCGCAACACCCTGCAAATTATAAGCCCCTTGAAAATTAGAGACTTATAAATTTACTAGGATCTAACAAAACAAACTATTTATTATTATATTTTAAATTAAAAGCTGTTTCAATTTCTTCAATTATCTGAAAAAATACCGGCATAGTAAACCCAAGATCAAGGGCTAAATTTTGTTTATTATGATCTTGTTTCTGGTTCCACTCTGTTAGAATTTGTTCTTTGTTGTTTAGTGTGGCTTTAATTCCGGCGTTAATTAGTTTAGTAATTGCGACCTCGTGAACTATTGACGTTTCAAACAAATGATTTATAAATTGCTGGTTTGTCATTTCTTTTATAGACTTGTTGTCTGTTAAAATATTTCTCATTCTGTTACAAGTTTTATGATTAGTAAAAATATTAATATTAATTGTATGAATGAGGCGGTCAATAGAACCGCCTCAATAACTTTTATTATTGTTTTTTTAACACGCGTTTTTTTCATCCTGTTTAAATATTTTAGTACAATAAATATGATCGGTAAAACTTAAATTTTGTAAAGTTACGGGATCAACTGTTTCTGTGTCTGTGTATCTGTGAACCTGGACAATACTTAACCCGGTTAAG